ACCCAATCAACTGATAATTGTCTGTCTGGCTATTATCGCACTCGTCTTCACGTATGCCTTTATAGGGTCCAGTCGGACTGCAGAGGACATCTTTTGTTACGTCTTCGTGGTGTCCTGCCTAGGGGCAATAAGTCTGGTCCTAAGTCTGGAGACTGAAAATGTCTGAAGCCACTCGAAAAGCGATTGACGAATTCATCGCCTACTATCACGCTAACGCTTAACATCTAAGCCCTTGATTTTCAAGGGCTTTTTGTCGTCCACGTGACGTACCACCCTGCCAGTCAGGGTGTAGTCGCATGTATGTCAACGTCCCAGCCCACGTGTACACCAAACTCACGACCCTATGGTACGATGACTCCACGACATGGCCCTGACGTGACTCCACGAGTGCGGAACGAGGGGGCTGACTGAATTTTGCTACGTCCCCGTACCCTCCGGCCATGGGACTCTTTCAAAAAATACTACGGTTGACACTCAATAGATTTTATGATATACTGGACAAAATGGGAACAAAACTGGAAATTTATGTCTAAGCAAACTGATTTATCATCACGCTCCTCGTTAGCTAAAAAGTTAGCCCAAAGCGCTATGCAAGAGCGCACGGGCCATTCGTCGAACATTGAAGAAGACCTCGCCAAAATACAAAGTACGGTCGACGATGAAGTTAAGTCGTATATGGCTCGTGATACACCACCACCACTATACATGACTTCAGCCATGGGTCAAGTATGGACGTCACTACTACAGGACGCTCCAGAGTACCACTTCAGAAAGACTGAGGAACAGTCGTTGGCAGAGTTCTGCTGGGCCACTGTTGCGCTGCAAAGACTCATGTCTCAGGATGCGCTAACCATGGAACCAGAGGACATGATGAAAATGACCCGGTTGTTATCGGTCAGTCGTGTTCTCGCGCTTCGTCTGCGTCTCGGTACTGAGAAGAACTCGCTGACTGCAAAGCAGGCGATTGCAGACAAACTAGCCAAGGCCGAAGAACTAACCGAGATGTTAAAAGGTAACACAAACCGCAACCCACGGGCCGGCTTAATGTTTGGTGAGGGTAGCAATGAAATCCAGTAACCAATACGATTTTGAACTCACCCAACGGGTGGTCGCATTCATACAAACGCTTCCATCGCCCGAAGACCCGAACAGCACCATACATTTGGAACCGTTCCAAGTCGAGTTTTTCGAGAAAATTTATTCGCCGTTGACCACAAACTCTAAAGACGAATTGGTGAGGACTGTACGCCAAGCTGTGATGTCGCTACCACGTAAAAACGGCAAGACCACTGTTATTGCTGCATTGGTGATAGCCTATTTGGTGGGCCCACTCGCAAGGTACAACCAACAAATTATTTCTGCGGCTTTCGACCGTGAACAGGCGGGTATCATATACCGCACGTGCAAGGCAATTATCGACGCTGACCCAGAGTTGTCGAAGTATCTTCGTTGTGTTGATTCGGGCAAACGAATACTGTGCCCACGGAACTCATCTACCTACCACTCGATTTCGTCGGAAGCTAGGTCGAAGCACGGTATGAACCCATCGGTTATCATTTTCGACGAATTGGCACAGATGGGCACCAGTCGTGAGTTGTACGATGTGTTGGCGTCCTCACAAGGTGCTCAGAAACAACCACTATTTATCGTTATCTCCACCCAGGCGCCTAATGACGAGGCTATCCTGTCCCAGTTGATTGACTATGGCCGCTCGGTGAACTCTGGCGAGATTGTAGACCCATCGTTCGTGCTATGCGAACATAGTTGCCCAACTGACGATGAATTGGCGCTTCGTGGGTTGACCATTTGGGACGAGGAAGTCTGGTTTGAGTGCAACCCGGCACTTGGAACATTCCGCTCGATTGACGAGATGCGTAACTTCGCACAAAAAGCAAAGAACTCACCATCAAGTGAAATGGCATTCCGCAACCTCTACCTGAACCAACGAATCAGCGCTCAGGCAGTGTTCGTCGTGCCAAGCATTTGGGCGAAATGCAACGAACCATTTGTACTGGAAGAGTTGTACGGGTTACCCGTACACATAGGCATCGACTTGTCGTCACGAAACGACTTGACCTCACTCGCAATGGCTATCGAGTTGCCGACCAACAAGTATGCGCTTCATTGTATGTCGTTCCTGCCTGCAGATACGGTAGCAGAACTGGCGAGGTTATCTCGCGCTCCGTACCTTGACTGGATTGCCAAAGGGTACATGAAGACTACACCTGGTTCCAGTATTGAGTATTCGTTTGTTGCCCATTACCTACTTGACATGTGTAAGTTGTTCGATGTGCAACGAATCAATTTCGACAGATGGCGCTGGGACATCCTCAAGAACGAATTGCTCAAAGCTGACCCGAACTTCAATGTGGAGTTACTGAAACCACATGGTCAGGGTTACAAGGACATGAGCCCTGCTGTGGAGAAAGTCGAAGAGTTGTTGTTGAACAGACGTATGACTCATGGTGGCAACCCAGTATTGCGCTGGGCATTCTCTAACGCCGTGTTAGACAAGGATGCTGCAGGTAACCGTAAGCTCACCAAAGCCAAGTCTTATGGCAAAATTGACCCGGCGGTTGCCAGTATTATGGCGCTGGGTTCGTTCGAGCGTGAAGGCATTACCAACCTTGACCTGGCAGGTATGATTGCTTAAAAAAATAATCCTTGACAGTCGATAATTTCTATGAGTTTATTTCACGTTCATATAGAAAATTCCATATCATAGAATTGAATACGTGTCAATGGGTAAATCGAAAATAAAAATAAATACTTCAAACCTCTTGACAAATCCATGCATTCATGAGATAATTCATTATAGACTGGGGATTCGGAAACCATGAACATTGTAACCAAATCGAGCGCGGGTAAAATTTCGGGTACGCACAGCTTCGTGCTGACGACCGAAGTGCCTGACCGCATGGGTGACATTGTCAAAGTCGACGGTCTTGACATCAAGAACTTCGAGCAGAACCCTGTTGCCTTGTACATGCACAACCACGTCGAACCCATCGGTATGTGGAAGAACCTTCGTAAGCAATCAGGCGCTTGGATTGGCGACCTGATGCTGGCTTCGCGTGGTACCAGTCGTCTGGTGGATTTCGCGCACTCGATGATTCAGCAAGGTATGCTGAAGGCAGTCTCTGTATCTTTCATTCCGTTGGACTTCAAGTCCAATGCAAACGGCCGTGGCCGCACCATCAACAAAGCTGAACTCGTTGAAGTCAGCCTGGTGACCGTGCCCATGAACAGCCAAGCGCTCATGATTGCAAAGTCGGTTGGCTTTGGTGACGCTGAAATCAAAACCCTGTTCGACGGTGGCGAGTTAGCCTTGGAAGCCGAACTGGAAAAACTGGCTCAGGAGAAGTCACTCCGCTATGAAGCCTCATTAACCCGTGCCCGTCTGGCAATCATCCAAGCCAAACGTGCTGCCCGTCCACATAGGAGTGAACTGTAATGACCCTCGCAGAACGTATCCAGGCCGCCCAAGCTGCTTTGCTTTTGAAGAAAGACAGCCTCGTCGCCCTGACCAACAAAATGCTCGAAACACCTGACGATGACTCCGTCATTACCCAGGTGGATGTTGTCTCGGCCGAAATCGAAGTCGAAACCAAATCGCTCGAATCCCTGCAACGTGCTGAAGCTGCCCTGGCCTCTCGTGCGGCCCCGGCGGTTGTGCAATCGAAAAACCTCGGCTCGCATGACGATGCCAAAAACTTCATCTATCGTGAAGCTGCCGTCAAACTGCTCGCCGTCACCACCAACAAGTCCATCGAACAAGTCATCGGTGAACGCTACGCCAAAGACGAAGTGTTCAAAGACTTCCTGGTCGCCAAAGCAACCCAATCGCCGGCCAATACCGGTGTCGCAGGTTACGTGCAGGAACTCATCAACCCGGTAGCCATTCAGGGCTTCCTGTCTGACCTCCGTCCGGCATCGGTTGTCGCTCGCCTGCCGTTCTACTCGGTGTCTTTCGGCGCCAATAACTGGGCCGGTGCCAAGTTCCTGTGGCGTGACATGAGCAAGAAAGCGGCTGCTGCCTACCGTGCTGAAGGTGCACCGGCTCGCGTCCGTGGTGCTCTGTTCACCAGCAAAACCCTGCCACCTTACCTGATGTCGGTTATCACAACCGCCACCAAGGAAGCTCTGCGCTACTCCAACCCAGACCTGGAAGCAATCTTGCGCAATGCAATGATTCAGGACACCGGCGAATCGCTCGATGTTTCCGTGCTCTCAGCTGCGGCAGCCTCTGCTGGTGTTTCTCCTGCCGGCCTGTTGAATGGTATCACGCCGACTGTCTCGTCCGGTCAAGACCTCGACCAAATCCAAAACGATGTGCGCCTGATGAAAACCACTTTCATCAACGCCAACATGGGCACCGGTCTGTACTGGGTCATGTCTGACGCCACCGTGCTCTATCTGCAAACGGTTACCAACGCTCTCGGTGCCTACGTCTACAAAGACGAATTGGCTTCCGGACGCTGGGAAGGCCTGCCATACGTGTCCAGCACCACTGCCAGCTCGGACAGCATCATCCTCATCGCCACTCCTGAAATCGCCTTTGCCCTCTCGGCACCGGAAGTCAGTATGTCGATGGAAGCTACCCTGCACGAAGAAGATACCACTCCTGCAGAAGTCGGTGGTTCGACCACTCCGGTCCGTTCCCTGTTCCAAACCAATTCGTGGGCCATCAAGACTGACTTCATCCAGTCCCACATGCGCTTACGTGCTCCGGCTGTCGCAGTACTCGACATCACTGCCTGGGTCTAATCGGTAAAACCTTAGATGCCCCGTCTAGCACGGGGCATCTTTACTGGAGCAAAATCATGGCAAATTCAAAAACAACCCTCTGGCTCTGGCGCCCAACCCCAAGTGACCCAACTGCAAAGCTCGGGTTTTACACCGTTTTAAAGTCTGCCGCACAGGCGCTGGTGGACGGTGGTTACGCCCAATGGCCTAAAATTGGTGCCTACCGATTCAATCGCATGAACAAACTGGCAACCACCATTGCGCTCGGAATGAAGTGTGAAACGCCAACTGTCGAAGAAGGTGGCATTATTAATTACCGCATCATGTTGGCTGAAGCAATCAATGCTCCAGTAACGGTGAACATCACTCGTGAAGCTGCAAGTACTGCCATTTCCGGTACGGACTATGCAGCTATTCCTGCAAGTGTTGTCATACCTGCCAACAATGACTTTTTCATCCTGCCTGTCACAACCATTGACCGTTCAGGTGTACAAGGCGACCGCACACTGGTACTCAAAGCAACCGGTACTCATGCAGCTGTTACTGGAACACCTACAGCTACAGCCACCATTACTGATGGTGCTTAACAATGGCTAGCCGTTTGCCAGCCCTCATTAGCAAGATTTTTCGTGTCGGGACTGCGCCGGAAGGCCAGCCCCGTCCTACGTATGGGATTGGTGAATTCGGTAGCGTGTTCAGCGTGCCATTTGGTAATGGTTGGGAACGCGGATTAGGTGGTTATGCAGTTGCAGATAACGGAACTGTAATGTCCGTTATTTCC